GCAGTCAGAAGATTACATGAATGAAGATGAAGATGAAGATGAAGATGACCTACGCGCCATAAATCAAGATGCACCTGCATACATGAGAGCAGCTGCAAGACGTGGACTTGAATACTATGCAGATGGCAAGGGTGGCGATGGCTTAGTTGAAAAAACTATACGCGAAGCGCGACTTATGGCGAGTGGTCAGGTTTCAGATGATAAATGGGTTCGTACTGCTGCGTGGATAGCCAGACACTTAGGCGATTTAGATTCACCAGATGCAGACCCTAACTCAGAGAACTACCCAAGTGCAGGAGTTGTAGCTCATTTACTTTGGGGAAGTGGCCCATCTAAGGCAAGAGCCACAGCTGCTATGGAGTATGCACAAAGAGTTGCAGAAAGAATACGCAATGAAGAGCGACATTTGACGGGCAAACATGACCAAAAATCACATGGTTCTGGTGGAAAGTCAGCAGGAATTAACCCAGAAACCGGTAAAGGAAACATAAAAATTACCTCAGACATGGCTGCTGATTTTCAAGGTCGTTCAGCAGCTCCACACTTGAAGCAGAATCAAGACGGTTCTTATGCATTTACACCAGAAAGACAGGCCCTACACGACAAAATAGTTGCAGATGCTGTTTCAGGGGTTCCTACTTCTGCTGATCCTACTTATCACGTCATGGGTGGTGGCCCTGCTTCTGGAAAATCAAGCATGATTAAAAACGCAAAAGTAGATATACCAGATGGAAGTAAAGCGGTACAGGTGAATGCCGATGACATTAAAGAAAAGCTACCTGAATGGGATCGTATGCAAGGTGACTCAAATAGAGCTAACTATCTACACGAAGAATCTAGCTATCTTGCCAAGCGAATACAGGCCGCAGGCTTTGAGACCAGAAGGGATGTTGTTGTAGATGGCACTGGTGATAGTTCGCAATCTTCGATGACTAATAAGATTACTAAAGCTAAAGCGGCTGGATATAAAGTCAAGGGTAGTTATGCAACCACTTCAACAGATGTAGCAGTTGCTAGAGCTGATGCTAGAGGTAAAAGAACAGGCAGATACGTTCCTGAATCTGTCATTAGAAGCACTCACGCGGGTGTAAGTGACGTCTTTCCAAAAATTACGAATTTATTCGATGAAATAAGTTTGTACGATACTACTGATGGTGTTGTTTTGCTTGCTAGTGGCAAAAATGGTAAATTTGCTGTTAAAGATCAAGATGGTTATGATGCCTTTTTAGCGAAAGCTGGTGAATAATGATTCCTGCAAACATAATTGAAAAAATGTACGACCACATAGCTAATAAGCAGCTTAAAGAGAACTTTCGATACACAATTACCCCAGAAATGTCTAAATTATGGGATCAAATAACCTTTGAAATCAGAGAAATTCGTCAAAGAGGCGATTCCTTAGAAATGTTCTCTGAAATACCTGAAATAGAGATACCAAACCCTGCTTAGAACTTGCTTTGCCTGACCTTTTGTTATACAATTATTATGTAGGGAAGGAGTGGGAATGAATAAATACGAAGTTTATGGTTACGAGAACTATCAAACCGTTGTAGCTACTATCAACTGCGACACATTAGACGAAGCCAGCGAATGGGCGCAAGCTAACTTGGGTTCTAAAGGCTGGTCTACCATTCATAAAAGCAACTAAATTCTCAAAACAAAGCAAAGGACAAAGCAAATGAAACAAAAAGAAATTCCAAGTGTGGGCGATGTTGTCTACGGAGTCTGGGGTTATGATGCAACTTTTTACGAGTTCTACAAAGTAATCAGCTTTGAAGGCGAATGGGCTAAGTTTCAAAAATTGGAAAAGTGGCTGATTGTCCCTGACGAAAAATGGCCTAGTTATTATGGGGCTACACCCGGATCAGAAGCAGCAGGTAAGCCATTTAGACGGAAAGTTAAGTTTGGGCCTTATGGATGGACTGCCAAAGGTGCAAGTAATTACGAAGGAATCATCGGAATCTACGATGGTGAGCCAAAGATGGAATCGGCTCCCGGAACCTACTAAATAAAGAAATAGAATGGCGGTAGAGATACCGTCATTTTTTTGTGCCAAAATAGAAGCAATACAATAAGTAAAATTGGAGTCATTTTGAAAATCGTTGAACGTAGAAACAGTCCAGTCAATTTTGAATTAAATTTTGACGGTGAAGCAAGCGCAGACAAAATGACCTTCCGTGGTTATGCTGCTGTTTTTAATTCGCCGTCAGAACCCCTGCCATTTACAGAAGTAATTCGTCAAGGTGCTTTTAATCGTTCATTAAATGCACGCAACGAAGTAAAAATGTTTATGAATCACAACACTGATCATGTTCTAGCTTCAACAAGGTCGGGAACTCTCAAGTTAATTGAAGATTCCACAGGGCTACTAGCAGAAGCCAAGTTGCCAGAAACAACAAGTGGCAAAGACTTATCAATTCTCATGCAACGCGGTGACGTTCACTCAATGAGTTTTGGTTTTAGCGTTCCACCTAAAGGTGATAGTTGGAGTTCAGACGGCTCAACTCGTGAACTACATCAGGTTCGCTTGCATGAAGTTTCTGTTGTAACTGGATTCCCTGCCTATGAAGCCACAACTGCGGATGTAAGAACTATTGACATTCTTGCAACTCGCACGCTTGTAGATGCAGATGTTTTAGCTGATGCAATGATTCGCCTAGAAGAAGGTCAAAATCTGACTGAAAATCAAGCAGAAATTTTGACAAAGGTTGTAAGTAAGTTAAGAGAAGATAAGACCGACAACCTTGAACTAATAGACATTAAGCGCAAGCAACTAGACCTAATGGCAAAGGTGTTTTAATGAATGTCACAGATGTAAAGCGTGCCTACTTTAACGCCTTAGATAATCCTGCATCAGGGGTATTTGTTGAATTTGCAGATGTTATCTGTGAAGCCATAGTTGCAGAATTTGGTGAGCCTGAAGTTAAGGCTTATGCACCAGTTAAAGAAACCCGAGTTGAAGTAATCAGCGAAACTCGATAACCTACTGCTAGAAACAGGCTTGCGCAGGGGAAGGCGTTAAGCCTGTTTTTATTTGTGCAATAATTAGATAAGCATTTTGTGGAGCCACATTTTGCGACTGTGTGGAGCCACGCAGAAACCTTAAGACTCACACACAATCCAAATACTTTAGAGGAGTAACAATGTCTGACTACATCCGTCAGCAAGTGGAAGCTCGTGCAAAAGCTTGGGAAGAAGCGAAAGCCCTTCTTGACTCAGCAGCAGCTGAAAAGCGCGACCTATCCGGCGAAGAAAACCAAACATATGACCGCATCATGGCAGACCTTGATCAGCGTTCAGCAGTAATCGAAACCATGAATGCTCAAGCAGAACGTGAAGAACGTGCCGCTGAAGCCATGAAGGGTTTTGAAACACAAGTTAAGCCAGCAATTTCTGTTCCAGCAATTGATGATGCACAACTTATCCGTTCCCTAGCTCGTGGTGAAATCCGCTCACATTCATTTGAGAAGCGCGATTTATCTAAAAGTTCGACTGGAGCTCCGGTAGCTACGTCATTTTATGATCAAGTTATTTTGTTGGCCCGGCATATCGGCCCCATGCTAGAAACATCAACCGTTCTTAATACAGCTGGTGGAGAGAACCTACAAATTCCTTCACTATCTGCATACTCAACTGGAACTGTAACTTCTGAAGCCGGCACTATCGGCGAGAGCGATCCAACCTTCAATGCATTCAAGACTCTTGGTGCATACAAGTACTCGTTCCTAACTCAGATCAGCCGCGAAATGGTTGAAGATAGCGGAGTGGACATCACTTCATTCCTCGCAACCCAGACCGGTAATGCAATTGGCTACGCAGTCAATAACGCATTAACAGTTGGAACTGCTACAACTCAGCCAACAGGTATCGTTACTGCTGCTGGTTCAGGTATCACTGGTTCAACCGCAGTATCTGGTGCATTCACCGCAGACAACCTAATTGACTTGGTTTACAGCGTTGATACAGCAGGTCGTACTCTTGCAGGAACTGGTTTCCAGATGAATGCAAAGTCAATTGCAGCAGTTCGTAAGTTGAAGGACACCGCAGGTAACTACATCTTCTCGCCAGCACTATCCGGTGACAAGCGTGACCTAGTCCTTGGATACGAAGTGTTCGAGAATCCAGCAATGGCAGACCCAGCAACTTCAGCTAAGTCAGTCATCTTTGGAAACCTTCCAAGTTACTACGTTCGCCAAGTTGGTGGACTGCGTCTTGATCGGTCTGATGATTACGCATTCCAGAATGACTTGATTACGTTCCGCGCAACAATGCGCGTAGACGGCAACCTGATTCAGACTTCTCATGTGAAGTACTTCGCAGGTGGCGCAAGCTAGTCACACCCCAAAACGTAGAACCCCACCGGGAGCGCAGGCCTTGGTGGGGTTCTGCTTTTATTTGGGCAGGTTTTAAGATAAGTTTCTAACATCTACAAACAAAGGATTACCTGTGCAAGATTCTTTATGTATCGGTTGGGTTTCTAACGCTGGCTGGGCAACTACGGGATACGGGCAACAAACGGCTCAGGCAACTAGCCGTATCAAAGCAATGGGCAACAACGTAGCCATTTTTAACAACTACGGGCTAGAAGGTGCAAACACCGAATGGAACGGCATACCGATCTATCAGCGTGGCGCAGACTTGTATTCAAATGATGTTGTGCCTGCGCATATGTTCAATTGGACTGAACGTAACCCAAAACAGAATCACATTTTAATTACCTTGTATGACACTTGGGTATTCAAAGGCCCTAGATGGGCAGACTGGAACGTTGCTAGTTGGGTTCCAATTGATCACTTGCCAGCACCACCCTTAGTTGCAAACTGGTGCAGGCAACCTTTCGTTACACCGTTAGCCATGAGCCAGTACGGGCAGGCGATGTTAGAAAACGTTGGCATTGAATCTATCTACATACCGCACGCAATTGAATCTGTATTCAAGCCAATGAAACGCCATAAAGGAATTACTGGCAGGGATTACATTGGCGTAGCTGAAGATAAGTTTGTTGTTGGAATGAACGCGGCTAATAAAGGCGTAAGCCCTAACAGGAAAGCATTCGGCGAAAACATTCTTGCGTTCTCAATGTTTGCACAGATGCACGATGATGTAGTTCTTTACTTACACACAGACTCAAGCGGTTC